GAAACAACTCGTTCAAGACATACAGACTATAGCAATGCAAGTAGAGGAGATTAGAGCACCCTTACACCACATAACTAATGAAGTGTTCAGAAGAGGGATAAAAGTTGTTCCCGATACGGAAAACCCGGATCAAGACAATGTTAAGAGACTTAAAACTTTTATAGATGATTGTAACGTTTTTGATCAAAGTTTAGAACAAGTACTTAGACAAGCTCATTTTGATTTGAACTCTACAGATGATGCTTTTATATATTTGGTCAAAGATTATTATATAGATAAGAAAGATAAATCTATAACATCTAAAGTTAGAGAAATACGCAGACTAAACCCGGCGCTTATAGAGTTTGATTTAGATAACAAAGGACTTCCCAAAAATTCACATTGGGTATGTCCTATAGACAGAAATGATGTAACTGAGTCAAAAGGTAAATGTTCTAAAGGGCATGAGAGAGTTCCTGTCATGTATAGGTATCGGCACCGAGAGACTAATATATATCTTTTCGACGATGAAATTATTCATATCTCTAAATTTTCACCCTCCGAAACTTATGGTTGGTCACCCATCCTCACAATCTTTGAAAAAGCACTAACTCTTATAGGAATGGATAAGAATTTATACAGGTATTTCTTTGAGCGCAAGATGCCGTCTTCCATGCTAATGGTACAGACGGATGATCCAGAAAGTTTACGGCGAGAACGAGCTAATTTAATAGCGAATGTAAAAGCAGACCCTAACTTTATTCCGATGGTGGCTGTATCGAGTCGTAACCAAAGAGGAAGAGTTGATATGGTGCGTTTATTCCACACACTTCAGGAAATGGATTACCTTCCTGTACGTCAGGAAATTAGGGAACGTGTGGCAGCTATGTGGGGCGTAACCCCGGCTTGGCAGGGTGCTCCAGAAGCATTTGGTGGATTGTCTACTCAGACCCAACAACTTGTTGTCATGAGCAGGGTTGTTGAGGGAGACCAACGTATTTTCCATGAGAAAGTATTTCCACATATTCTGAGAGCATTTAATGTTACTGATTGGGTATTAGAACTTCCAAATCCAGAAGAAAAAGCTGAAGCCACACGAATTAGTTTCGCATTACAACGAACACAGTTAGCCGCTCAACTAGCCCAGTTAGGTTATACAGTTCATTTGAAAGACCCACATGTTGATGTAGAAGAAGCTCGTTTCGTGGTTTCTGGCAAGCCTAAGATGATAGAAGCTCAAACTAAACAGATGGAATTGGGAGTTGAGCAGCAGGAACAACAAATGGAGCAAGCCGAACAACAGGCAGAGATGGCACAACAACAGCAGGAACAAGAGCAAGAAGGCGGTGGCGAAGAAGAACAGCTTTCTCCAGAGTTAGCAGGATTACTACAGCAGCAACTGAATTTAGCCATTCCTCGCCATAAGCGAAAGCATAAAGGTATCTTTGGTGGAATTACTCCGGATAATAGTATGGTAGCTGTTCAAAATGAAACAAATAAACTTGAGGATAAGAAGAAAGATTTCTATGATTTGTTTGCAACCAAGTCATGGATGCAGGATTTAGCAGATCAAGGATACCCTGCTCCCCTTGTTAAAGAACTATCAGATGATGGGTCGAAATTATGGTTCTCGCAAAACGATGCTAATTTTGTAGCCTTCTTACATAACGGTAGATTAGCCAGAGTAGAGAAAGCTACTTTCGCTAAACCTCCGGAAGTTGTTGCAACTGAAATAACTAAAATTGATCCAGTGATTGAGGATATTCTAAACGATGAGTAGATTAGATGATTTATGGGTATTTTTAAAAAATGAAAGCTCTATGCCGCGACGTAATCCTAGTCTCGCACCAGTACAACGACCAGAAAAAAAGGACACAGGCAAAAGTTTAAAAGAAATGGCTGAAGATAATATGCCTTCCCTCTCACAGTCCAAACCTCTTGAACAGCATCAGCAAAATATAGCAGAGAACATGCGAAATAAGCGGGAAGAAGCCAAGAGAAAATCGGAAGAACTTCCTCTAATGGAGAAATCTATAGATACACTCGTTACATTTCTAGAGAAAGTCAGAGGAGATAGAGAAGGCAGAGCAGGACGGAAAGAGAGGCCAGAGTTACCTGATCGTTCGAGTAGGAAAGATGTAATAGAGGGAGCACAAAAGGAAAGACAGAAATCATTAGATAGAGTTCGCAGACCTCACGTAAAAGAACAACCGAAGAAAAAAGGATTTGTTCGTCCTGTTACCCCACCGTCTGAGATACCCCTAATGATTAAAGAAGGCGGTGCTGGTGGAGCAGGAGATGGAGGTGGATTAACCGGTGGAGGCACAGTAGCAGTCGCCTCAGACCCCGGTGTGTTTACTGCTACTTTTGGAGGGGGCGCGAAGAAAAGATTGGGTATGAACTCTGAAAATAATAACCCCAAGGTGGACAAAAGTAAAACTTCTGGAGTTACTAAAGTAGATAGATTTCTTCGAGGGGAGAAAGTGAATCAATCCAGAAAGTCAATACCTGTCCAAGATTTCGCTACATGGGTAGTAGATGAGGTAAGGAAAGCGTTAGACCCGACTAAGAGGAGACCGGGTGTAGGTAATGTACCCCCAGATTACGTAGATGATCCGCCCACTGGTAAAAAATATTCTGGCCCCCCGCGTAATCCTTGGGGTAGAGGAGGAAAAATGAAACCAGCTAAAGGGCAACAGTTTCTTACAGATTTTATGAAGATGGAGAATATATCCCGCGTCTTGGAAACCGAAGGTTCTGTGATGAGCCTGATGAAAGCTATTGACATAGATATACCAGTGAAGTAAACTCGTAATAGAGAAGAGCAGCTAAGTATAGTGAGGGGGATTTATGATTCCAGAGACAGCAAAGCAAGAGCTTATACGCAAGAGACAAGCAGGGCAGACATGGACGGGGTTAACAAGGTGGTTAGCTGATGAGTACGGGATAGAACTTCATAGGTCTACTATACAACGATGGTATGACAGGGAAGTGGTTGACCTAGACATTCTGATAGATGAGGCTGCTGCTAACATGGCAGATGTAATTGCTCCCGAAGAAGAGGAAGACTTCATTAAAGATCGTATAAGATTAGATAAACGGGTAGCTACGTACAAAGCTGAATCCGCTTACTATAAGAAATTATATGAACGAGCAATTAAAGATTCCACCCGGTCTGAAATTCTGATAGATACTATTAAAAGATATGTAACTCCTCTCAAAGCTACTAAGCAATATCCTGTCAGAAAGCCGGGGTCAGGAAAAAGAGGACAGTCATCTCAGGTTATGGTGGCCCCTTTAACAGATACTCACATTGGGGATAATGTAAAGAGAGAACAGACAATTGGGCTAAACGAATATGATATTGAGTTGTTTAGTAGGCGGATGTGGGGATGGTCTAATCAAGTTCTTAGCCTAGCAGAATATAGGCGTAACATCTGTGATGTGGATGAGTTAGTTATTCCTATGTTAGGTGATATGATTTCCGGGGATATCCACGAAGAGTTAGCTCGTACTAATATAGATAATTGTATGATGCAGATGATGTACGGGGCTAAAATAATAAGTCAGGCGTTGATGTTCTTGGCTCCTCACTTCGGAAAAATTAGGGTTCCCTGTGTCGTAGGAAATCACGGTCGTATGACCAGAAAGATTCCTTCTAAAGATAGATACATGGATTGGGACTATATGTTGTACCAATGGGTAGCGGTCTTTGTTTCCGGTCAAACTAACATTACATTCGAGATTCCTAAATCCGTAAGCCATGTTAGCAATATAGCTAATAGAAATATATTAATGATGCATGGAGATGCTATCGGTGGCGGTGGAGCCACAGCTACAATTCTTCGTACAGTTACCGCTTTGCGCTCTGTTCTACAATATAAGACACAGCTTATAGCAGATGATGAGTTTAATATATCCTCATCCTTTGATGATGTTCTGTTAGGACACTTTCATCGGGTAGATGAAATAGATATTGGGACTGGAAGTTTGCATATTTGTGGTACAATGAAAGGCGGGGATGAATATACTATCAGTCGCTTAAATGTAATAACTAAACCTAAGCAGATAGTTTTATATTTCCACCCTGAGTACGGGCAGGTAGGAAAAGAAGTTATCTACTTAGACAGATATGATAATAAAGAGTCAGAATTTGAACTTGAATTACCAGAGATATGGAGAAACGGTGTATGAATGTAGCAAGTTTATTTAAAGCTCACTTACATAATAAAGCACAAAAACTTTTACCTAATTTTGATGTTCGTACTTCCGGTAACATGCTTACTATAACTCCTCCGCAAACTGAGTATAATAACACAGCGGCAGTTCAAACATCAGAATGGATTAATCCATATGTTAAATTAGATGCTAAAACTAACCGCTTTCGGAAAGTTAAAGGATATTGGAGAAAAACGGAAGCACCTGCACAGCAAGTTCGACCAAGTATAACGGGGACTTCTCCTAAGTTTCTTACTATGTCCAATGATGAGAAAGTAAAGTATTTACTTGGAGGCAAAGTGTAATGAATATAGCAGAACAGGTTACAGAAAATCAAGAATGGTTGATGGCAAGGCATTCTCGTACAGTTGGACAGGTATTAGATGTAATAGAAGCATCCCTACCAGAGGGAACTCAGTGTGAAAAAGTTAAAAAACTTATACAACAACATCTTTACTCACTTAGAAACGATGTCCTGAAACTCATAACAAGTGGTAACATACCGGAAATTAGAGAATAATCATATTTATAGTATGATTTTTTTATAACGTGAGTATAATATACTGAGCAGAGTTTACTGTTCGATATATTATTTTGTATAAAGTCGGGGGTGGCTTAGACCAACTTTATGTAAAACACATAAAAGGAACCTTAAATGGAGGTTAAGATATGGCAGATAACAGCGATGTAATGGTGCAAATCCAGCAACAACTAGAGGGTAACACCTTAGGGTTGTCTGCTGTAGCTGATGTGCTACAGAAGATGGAAGCCCGACTTGAAAAAGCAGAAGAGTATGAGTATGAGGAAGACCTTATGTTAGCCGAAGATGAGCAGTACGGTGCTCTTATTCAAGGTGTAGCTCAAGAAGTAATAGCTATGATAAAAGCAGACAATGAAGTTGGGATTGACCCGACGGAGAAGAAGGTTGGCGGTACCAAATTGAGTGACGGTAGCGCTGATGACTCCTCTGAGACAGTCGATGACGCAACTGGAACTCCTACTAAAGATGCTCAGGATACTATTGTAGGCGGTAAAGAAGTGAATGTAGCAAAGATGTCAAGGAAACTCCTGAAAGAGGACGAGGAAGAAGAGACCGA